AATAGCTGAAGGTGTTCTAATTAAACCTTGCAAAAAACCACCGAAAACAAAAGCAGCTCCCATATTAATTGGAGTTTCATAAGGTATAGAAGTAGGGTCAAATGGCGCTCTAGCTGCTTCAAACCCACCTTCAATCATTGCATTAGATAACCCAACTTTTGCTATAGAAGCAAAAAAACGAGCCTCTCCAACTCCAAAAGGAAGAGCAAGAGCATTAATAGGATTTAAAAGTTCAGCTGGTATTAAATATTTATATGGAGCAGAAGCTAATGTTTCTCTTACTTCTATTCTTTCATCTAAATCTTGTAATCTTGCAGTTAACTCTGGCTGGCTAGTAACATCGCCAAAAGTATTTATGTAAGGATAATGTTTTGGTTTAAACATTTCCATTTTAAGATTAAACTCAGGGTCATCTACACCATCATAACCTTTAAATGTTTTAGCATTTTGAATATGATTTATTATAGGGCTTGTAACTCTTTGATAAGTAGCTTTCCAAACTTTTCCAAAAGAAACATCTTTTTCTATTGGACCAACACCAAAATGTTTATTAGGGTTCCAGATTTCTTCATTATCAAACCCATTAATCATTTTATTAATCTCCAACTATATCAAAAATTTTATCAAATAAATCAGGTTGGTCTTTTATTTGAAACAATATTCTAGTAAGTTCATTTGTTTCTATTTTGTTATTATCTGCATTTAAAACCATTGCTTTTCTATTGCTGTTTTTATTTGCTTTTACCAGTGTGTAAGTTTTTTTATTTTTACCTTTTCCAACATCGAAACGAGTAGCCTTATTAAAATCAATACTATTTAAAACAGTAGTATCTAATTGAATTGCAGATTCACTCAACAAAGGTTTAGTAAGTTCAAGTTTACGAGCATATTCAATTTGAGCGTTGCTTATTGCTAGTTTTTTTTCACCTTCTATTATATNAAGGTCATTACTATCAGGAAGACCTGCTGTTTCAAAATCGTCTCTTAACTCTTTCTCAGAAAATCCAGGCATATCTAACCCACTATCATTGTTAATTACTACAGGAACATATTGACCTTCTATTATTTCATGAGGCCACCATGTTATAGCATTAGCAATCTCATCATTTGGAACTAAAACAACTCTTTTATAAGCAGTGTTAATACCTAATTTTGCTTCTGCTTCTTTTATTGAAATAGGGTTTATTCTTTTATGAAGTTTTTCATCAAGTCTTTCAAGAGTTCTAACAGCAGTTTTGCTAATTGGTTCGCTAGGCCATTCAATGCCACTTGCTATAGCTCTTTCTTTTGCAGCATCAGGAGTTAATATTGCACCGTCCCATACAGTAGGTATTAAAACTTCATTTCCATCAATCTGTACTATTGTAGTAAATACAGTTTGCAGTTCACCACTTTCATTTGTAGAAGTTTTTTGCTCTGCAATATTTCTTAAATGATGCAATACTATTGGACTACTTTCTGTAGTAGATGAACCAGCAGTAAACCCTCTACCCATCATATATTTTGATGTACTATTTTCAGGGCGAATTACAATTTCATCAGATAAAGTATAACCTAATTTATTTAAATCTGTTTCAACACTTGTTTTTACAAATTTATTTATTTCTGGGTCAGCAAAAAGAAGGTCAAAGCTTAAAGCTGTTCTTTCACCTGTTACGTCAAGAATTGTATTATCTATAACAAATTTTTCTTCGTAAGCTTGTTTTAATCTTTCTTTAACTCCTTCTTCAGTATAACCAGCAGCAACCATATACTCAAAATAATCATTAAATTTCTTATAAAGAACTGGATTTAAAATGTTTTCTTTTGCTTCAATGCTTTCAAGAATAAAGTCAGAAGCTTTAACAGGTTCTTCCTCTTCTTTAAAAAGAAATGATTTTATTTTTAAAGCTTTATCTTCAGCACTCATATTCCCTAATAATTGAGCTGCTTCAAAAATATTTTTACTACCTATTAAACTTTCTAAATTACTAATAGTTTCTATAAAATCAATTTGTTTATCAGTAAGAACACTATTACCTCTTATAAGATTAGTTCTTTTTTCAGTATTTGAATCTACAAAATTATTATATTGACCATAAAATTCAAGTAACATTTTAAAATCTGGCTCAAATGCTGAGCCATTTACAAATCTATTTGCTAATGCCGAAAAATCATTTGAACCTGATTTAATTAAAACTGGCCAATTTTCTCTAACTTGATAATTAAGGTTAGCATCAAAAGCATTTCTATCACTTTTGTTTGTTTTTCTGGTAAAAAGTTTATCTATCTTAAGTTGTTTTTCTAATTTAGCTAATTCAGCTCTTTCAACAGTTTCAAAATCAATAGTAGTTGTATTAATATATCCAGCTACTTTCTCATGACTATTGCCATACCCTGCCCTTAAAACAGAATCGGCAAAATCTTGTAGATAATTAACTGAAACTTCTTGTGGTCCATCAGCAGTACCAGTGCCTTGAGAAAATGCAAATTGATTTAGCTCATTTGCATTACTACCATTACTTCTTATATACATTTCTAAAGCTCTTAAATGAACTGTTTTAATCTCAGGAGTATTTGTAAGATTATTTATCATGTTATTTTGAAGAGCTGTATGAATATCAATTATATAATTTTCTCGTGCTGTTACAGTTAAATCTAACTCAATACTTTTTTTATTAATATGTGTTCTAATTTTTAATAAATCTTTTGCACTGTAATCAGGGTTAGCACCTATAATTTCTACTTCTTTATTTATATCATCAGATAATTGAAATTTTTCTATGTTTAGTTTTATTTTTTCGTTAGCAACTTTTTGACGGTCTACCTCATTAACAAATTGTTTATCGTCTACACGATTAACATATTCTGTAGCATTTCCAATTTGATTTCGATTGTATATATTTTTATTATTATGCAACCAAGTAGTAATAGTTTTAGTTAATTTACTTGGTAGTTTTCCATTTTTATCTTTTACAAAATTATTAGGCATAGCTAAAGCTGCTCTAATAGTATCTAAGCTATCACCACTATATGCTATCATGTAATCTATAAGATTAAATCTTATATCACTGTAATCTTTTTGTAATGCTTTTTGAGCGTCTATTCCTAAGTCCTCAAATCTACCAGCTCGAACATTTGCAGCTATTTGTTTTTCTTGCTTTGCTATTAATAAAGATGCTTGCTCTAAAAAAGCAGTCATTTCTTGTGCGTTATTAGGTCTCCATGCTCCATCTTCTACATCTCCATCTGTAGCAATGGTTCTACCAAAAAGAGCATCATTAAAAGTTTTATATATTTCTGTGCTACCGTCATTAACTTTTGTAGTATATTTTTGAAATTCTTCTGCTTGCCATTCAACTGCTCTTCTATCTAAAACAGGTGCAAAAGTTTGCGCAAAACTCACAAGCTCACCTCTAAATTCTGGTGGAATATCACTAAACTTCCATCTAGAATTGGGGTAGCCTTGACGCATCTCTAAAGTATCATAAGTATCATTTCCTGTTTTTATTCCATGAAGCCATTCTATAACATTACTTTTACTTAATACTTGTTCTTTAGACATTTGCTCAATACTTGTTTGTATTATTCCTTTCCACGAAGATAAATTAATATCTCTTATTAATGCCGTATGTTCTCTTTGGCCAATAGCACCAGAAGTTAAACCATCATTTAAAAGTTTAGTACTCTTTTCTAATAATAAATTTCTTTCATCTTCTAAAAGTGTAATAGAAAGTTTGTCATTAACTTGACTTATTTCTGAAAGAATAAAATCATTTTGCTCTACTAACGCTTCTCTTCTTCTAGTTTCAGTAAGGTTCATTTTAGTAGAAGCTAAGTAAAAAGTCCCAGCTTCTTCTATCATACCTTTATACATACCCTCTGGAGCATTATTAACCATACCAGCTAAGTATTGAGAAAACTTTTCTTCGTATTCTTGAGGAGAAATCTTATTTATTAATGCAAATTCTTTAGATTTTAATTGTATTTCATCAGATATTGATTTTTCAAATCTACTATCAATTATTCTTTTGTAAGCAACTCTAGCATCAGAGTTCATATTGTATAACTCTAAAGCTTCTAGCTTACCTGTAGTTGGATTAATTGTTCTAACTTTATCTATATCTTCATTTAAAGCTAACTCTTGTGCTTGATTAAGAGATTCTTTTTTTAAATTAGTAAAAGCTGTTGATGCTACATTCTTTGCATTAGCTCTAATTGTTTCCCAAAGCTCAGCCCCACCTGTATTAATCCTAGCAACACCTATTGGTGCGGTAGTAACTGTTCTTTTTTGTCTAAGTACTGGCATTAGAAATTCCTAATCTTTATCTGATTTTTTTCTTGAGTCTCTGTAAGAAGATATACCCCCCATTATATCTCCAAAAGCATTAACAGTAGCAGACCTTAAAGCATTTTTTGAACCAGCTCTTAAACTTGCTGCTTCTATTTCTTTTTTTCTCATACTAATTAGACTTTGATTAGTAGCAACTCTTATGTCTTCTGCTACTATATCTTTTTGATTATCAAAGAAAGCTTGCATACTAGGGTCATCTGTTCTTCCTAGATTTGCAAACATATTTTCATTAGCTGACATATCATTTTCAAATTGATTCATTCTAATTAAGGCAGATTGTTTAGTTTGTGTGTCCATTAAACTACGGTCAATTAATGCAAGCTCTGCACTTTGTAACGCCTGTCCAGCTTTAACTCTTCCGCTTTGAATAGAGCTAAAAACTGATAAACCTGTACTAGCGATTGCTAACCATGGAATTGCCATTATATAATTACCTCTGCTATTAATCCATTAACCTGTATAGGTAGAGGTTCTGATTGAGTCACTTCTATTTGTGGGTCATCACTATATCCAAGTAATCTAAACTCTCTTTTACCAGTAACAGGCGTTCTTATCTTTGACATGTCATCAGTAACTTGTCTTATTGTAAGTGCTGTATTGTTTACACTTACTGCTAGTGTATTATTTAAATCTAAGAAAACACTTCCTATTGCTCGAGGCAATCCTGTAACTGGGCCATTGTCAGCAGTCAAATCAATAGGATTAGTTTTTAAAGTAACATCAAACTTATATCCAATCTCTGCTGTTGTTATAGCTTCAACAGCAGAAACGTCAGCTTCACCACCAGATACTACTACATCACCATAGTAATTTGTATTGCTAACTACACTAACAACTGCACCATTAGCAAACTCATCACTCACAGTAAAAACACCTGTAGTGCTGGTGTAAGTCTTAGCTACATCTAAATTAACTGTGTCTTTAAATTCACATAAAATATATTCCTGAGTACCAGCACCAGTATCAATAACAATATTACAAAACACTTTGTCATCAATAACACATATAGATTTAAAAGAACCTCTAGTCGTAAACTCAACCCACCCAGCTCGTTTTTCTGTTCTGTTAGAATTAAACACAGCTACAGTACCATCGTCATTTACCATAAATATATAAGATTCATTTCTATTTATCGCACCTCTAAGAACAGACTGCTCAATAGGATTCTTAATAAGATGCGATGAAATAGAAGAGATAGAAGATGCAGTATACGAACCTTCTGCGTCTGAATAAATGTATTCTCTAACAATAGAACCATTCTTTCTGCACAAATACAGTTGCACCATCTAATGACTCAGGACGAATCCATGTACTACCATAAGGTGTTTGTTTTCTTAACTGTGCATTAGTTGGCGTTATTGCATTACCTAGATATGTAGGCACAAATAATTCGTTACTAGCTGTAAATATTTGCAAATCTCTATTAGACACTAAATGTCTTATTTCGTTTACTTCACCAGTAGCTGCAATCAATTGGATTGAATCAGAATCATTTGCTGTACCTACATCAAAATTCCAGTAAGCATTTGTTTTGCTCATCCATATAGCATCAGGCTGTGAGCTTGTTCCACCAAATACTAATCTATTTTCATGGAAAGTAACGGCTGTAGGAAATCCTCTTAAAGAAGAAAAAGTTTGCTCTTGCCAATCTAATGTAGCCGCACCAGTAGTAATTTTAATAGAAGCACCACCACCATCTTCACTAGCATTAGCTGTACCATTAGCTGTAAATGTGTATGTATTCTCATCTATAATAGCTAGAATAGCTTCTGAATTGTTTAAGTTAGATGTTGAAATTCCACCAACAGTCGCGGCATCAGAAATAACAATAGTCTCACCACCTATAAAACCATGAGCTATATGAGTAACTTCTACTACTGCACTGCCAGATGCAGTCCTAAATGCGTTATTAATTAATGTTTGTTGTAATACTTTTAATATTGTTCCTGTAGCAGTAGTGCCATTAGTAACTGCTGTTATAAGTATTTCTGAGTTACCATACTTTATACGCGTGCCAACGTGGCCTGATACAAAATAAGATGCACTAGTTGTTAAAGTCTTACCTGTACCAGCGGCTGTAGCGTTAACTGCTAAAGTTACACCAGTATCTTGGAAAGGATAATATGGTTGAAATGTGTCAGTAACAGTAGACCCAGACGTTAATGTATCAAATACTTTTACTTCTAATTGAAAAGCAGTTGCACTAGTCCTTACTAATAAACGTGGTTTAAAAAGTGTATGACATATCCACATAGTGTTTCCGCTTTGAGCAAATGAATATTCATTTATATACTCATCATCAAATGGAATTGCATTACTATCTACGTCAGCCGTTAATGTAGATACTAAACTTGTAACACCTGTTGATTGTACTACTCTAAATACTCTTAACTTAGCGTTTTCTATAGATACAATATATTGGAAACCATCTGAGAATATAAACGGAACCAATCTGCTTTGCATATCAGCACCGCCAGTAAAATTTGTTACAGCTAATCGTGTGCTGTCTGTTGTTGTTACTGTCAAATTAGTGCCAGATTGAGGAAAATCTCTCTTAACAGTTACTACTGCCGCTGCTGGATTGGCTACTGTAAATCCTGATATTGCATTTATAGCTGCAAAAATAAGGTCTGCCGTTACATTATTAGATGTATTAGGTTTATAATAATGAGTATTACCAGACGCGGCAGTAGGAGTACCAGCACCAACCGCTTCAGACTCTAGTGTAATTTCTGTGCCATCATGTGTAAAAAACTTTATTTGAGTGCCAACAGCAATGTTAGCATAGTCAGCTACTGTAATTGTAAATGATGTTTGCTCTACAGTAATATCGTACTCGTATATTTTTTCAGTGCCAGCACGTTTAATTACACCCCCTTCACTTCTAAGAAGAAAGTTTTCTACACGTTGAGCAGAAGCTGAGTACACAGCGGAGTCTGTTCTTGATATTGCTGACGGACTTATTTCACCAAANTGAAAATTATTTACTGGTACTCGAACTTTTCGCATTAACTACGCCTTTGAGTNATATACCTACTAGTATTAAATTTTCTANTTGTTTGTTGCTGAGAGTCACTTGCTCTAGCTTTAGCCATAGANACTGCGGCNTTATCTTCCATCATANNAGCCATAGCTGTGTCTCTAGCTATTGATACTGCAAACATACTAGCTAATGTATATTCAACTGCTATTGTAAAATACGAAGGCCAGTCTACTTCTACTGCCCTAAATGTATAATCAGCAATTAAAGTTTCAGTACTGCTTGCATCACAAAATACTTTGTCACCATATGTTTGATACTCTATAGGAAAATCACCTACAGTTACCGCATGTAACATTATTAAATTAGACGGCAACTGATACGCGGCATCATATCGCCCTGTAGGAGCATCAGATAGTAAACCTAATACTGCCTGCTCTGTTGCAAAACGCCATCGACAATTAGTTAATGCCGCCCTTGCTATATCCTCATACATATTAGAAGCAACAAGTGCTTCATTAGTAGAGTCTTCAAATGAAGTTATAGGCTCTGCACCGATTAGGATTAAAGCCCTCGAACATACATCTATTGATGAATTTGCTGGTGTTGCCATATGTAGTGTAGGGGGCGGTTAAACCCCCCACTCCTTTTCTAATCAGAATCTGTTACTGTAATTGCAGTACCATCTGCAACATCGACTACCGAACCTGTATTAGATAAAACAACAGTCCACGCTATTGTTGGAGCGTTGTTATCATATACAGCAATTAGGTCGCCAACATTCATCATTGCAGCTGCGTCATTAAAGTAACCTGATGCGCGAACAACTGATAGAGCGTCAACACTTGAATAATACCAAATGTTGTAGCCTCCACCCCCTGCCATGCGCGTTAATCCAGATGCACCATAAGCCATTTTAGAGTCCTTTCTTTACTATCCGTTATTGTCAAGAACTTCGTAGATACCATTGTCGTCTATCGCAACAGACCCCATTGACATCATTGAAGTGGTTAAATGAGAAGCTTTCTCAGGGATATAATTTACCTCTGTAGAAACATCAGCGTTGATACCAAGACCAATAGCTGAAGTATGATAAGCCATATTTTTACCACCAGCAATTGCACTGGTTGAGAAAATATTAAGACCTAAGAAGTTCTTCATTGTCATTCCACCAGCAAACGGAAGATTTTGCTCACCTACATAATCAGATGATGCGAACTCTTCGATTAAGAATAAGTCTGCAAAACCTTTAGGATGCATTGCCAAATATCTTTGGTTGTCTTCTGGAACTTCTGCCGCACCCATTGTTTCAAACAATGATAGTAAGTCAGCTATTTGAACAGCAGAACTTGTATCATGTATTTGAGTAGAGTTTGCGCCAGCGTCTAGGGCCGCAACAATAATAGCATCTGTCTTACGACCAAGAGCCGCAGCTGCAGATGTAGCTACTGCTTGACGCTCATTGATATTGGTTTTTAACTCATCGAGTTTATCAATGTATTCAGCGGCATAGAAGTCAGCCATTGTTGTTTCAACGGTTGTGTGGGCTAGCTCCATTGGAGTTACCATACCGTTACGAGATTTAGTTGTTGCTTCACCTGTTCCGATTTTTTGGAACCTTGCTATGTTGCCAGTTACGTTAGTAGTTCTGACAGTGTTACGCAGTTTAGAACCCATACGCTGATACGCTAAATGCACATCGGACTCGAACTGTTTGATGAAGGCTGTGTCTATTGAGTTTGCCATTACAGCTACCTTTCATTAAGTTGCACAATTATTTATATCGTGGGTGTCTGCTTCACATGGTCATTGTAGGTATCCAAAAGGGCTACTCAATGTATTACAGGCCGTGATTCTAAATTATAAACATTTTTTTTTGACAAATTGCAACGCACAAAATGAACATAATTAATATTTTCTCCATCAACTACAACATCAACGTCAAATCCAAGCCAAATTGCCCACTGTATTATGCGCTCATTGCTTTCTAATATGTTCATATTAAGTTTATAATAGTTTCCATGTAGAAATTCTACTAACTTTGGGGATGCTTTTAAAAAACTAAACCAATTTTTCTGCATATCTTCTGCAAACATTGCCCACATTAGCCCAGTTTGATAGCCGTCAGGCTCTACACCTACAATGCCTAGTGGTTTATTAGCTTTCTCAACTACATAAACATTCTTTTTTCTAACAAATTCCATAAAGAAATCTAAAGGTTCTCTGTTAAATAGAGATAACTCAAACTTATTTTCTTCACTAAGTGTTTCTGAGAGAGGAATAACGTGTTTCATATGAGCAGGAACTAGGGTTAAAAGCCCCTGCTTCATAAGCCAATCAGCCATAAAGCTTCTTGAATCCGTCTTCTATAGTCTTAACGTAAGCAGGGTCACGTTGACTTACATTGTGGTATCGAGGGTCAAGCATCATAGTTCTTAAATCAGACTCATTAATCTTATCTACTGAATCTGTAGTAGAATTTAATGACGCGCCTTTCATGTTTTCCATAATATGCTCTAAGGCAACAATACCTTCATGGGTCTCTGCCATGCGCTCTATTGCTGGCATTAACTCCTCAGGGAAAAACTTATTAGCAAATGCACTAGCTGCATTAGTTCTATCTAAAGCTTGGTCACCTAGTTTAATCATCTCATCGTCAATGTTAACTTCATTACCAGCAATAGCGTTCATATACTTTTCAATACCAGCAGAGAATACATCCTGACCATAACCATTCTCAAATGAATGTTCAGACCACCACTGTAACAGCTCACTTTCAATAGCTTCACCTTCGTCTATGCCCTCAGGTAATGTGTAATCACCTTTGTTTTCTGGACGATTCTCATACTTAGTTCTATTAAACTCTTCTTCTATTTCTTTACGAAGAGTTTCATCTTTATTACCTAGCTTAGATTCTAGTTCTTTATAAGCTTTGGCTAGGTCTTCACCTGTTTTGTATTTCTCAGGCAACCATTCTGGTCTGTCAGTAGTTTCTACTGGCTCTACTGCTTCAGTTGTTTCTGCAACTTCTTCTGTTTGTGTATCTAATAATGTTTCATTCATTGATTTTTCCTATGTGCATGTTGTATGCGCCTCTCTAAAAGACCAACTATATATCTCTGACCTTCCAAATGACGCAATTCCTCAGTTGTAACATTCGGGCCATTTACCATCTCTATTGTTATAGAGCGTAAATACTTTAAGACTTCCTTGCCAGTGGGAGACTCTAGCAAGGAAGCTATATTTTTACTTATCTGTGTATCTTTATTGGTATCTCTTTGAAAACCATCGACTCCAATATTAACTTTACTGGGCAATCATTTGCTCCTGTTCTTCTGGTTGACCTTGAGGCTGACCTTGCATCTGTTGCATTTGTGCCATCTGTGCCGCAGCCTCTGCAATTTGCTTACGTTGCTCTTCATCCCTAATCAAAGCATCAGGAACACCAAACTTCTTAGCTAAATGCACTGCTGTTTCTTCACCATCAATTAACATGTTTAACATCTCAGGGCCAAACACACCACCAACCAGCTCTAAGAACCTAGATACTGAACTTATATCTTGATTTGCTTGGGCTTGTGCTAGTGGAGATATAGATTTTACCTTAACTTCTCTACCATTTACTACAGGAATTTCTATTCTACCCTGCTTTTTAAGGATATATATTAGTCTTTGAAGCACAGGTTGTACTAATTCTGCCTGTAATCTACCAAATGCAGACCCCATTCTGCGTGATAAATCAGCCATTCTCTCTGCAACTTCGGTTGCTGAAGCTGGTGTTCTGTCAGGATTGCCTAACATGTCGTTGTATAATGCACGTTTAATATTCAATCTCATGTCACTTAGTACCAACTGTGCTACATCAAAGTTACCAGCGGCTTGTATAGGTTGTAATCCAGCAGAGCCTATGCCCTTTGGTATGATAGAGCCTGGGACTAGCTGGATAGTATCTACGTTAACTACACCGTCATCTTCCATCTGGTAAATCCCAGAGATAGACATCTGTGCGTTCTCTAAGATAAGTTCGATAGTAAGGTTAGTAGTCTTAATTGCACTAAGAGCGTTCATTAGTGGGCCACGACCGTATACTTCACCAGCACACTTGCTCCATCTAAAGCAAATAAAAGGATTAGACCCTACACCTGACATCTTTTCGTAGTAAACAACACACTTTGTAGTCATACATATAGCGTAATGTAGGTAAGCTTCTTCGTTTTTAGTACTGTAATCCCTGCAAACAAGCTCTAATAATGTAGTTGTTTGGTCTCCAGCGTTACTAATCCTGTCAGTAATCTTTGGTGGCATAGCAGAATTAGGGTATAACTGAGGTATTTGGTCAAACCTAATCTTCTTTCTTTCCCTAAATACATGGTCAATCTTATCATCTGGCCCAGTATCAAGGACAACATGAGGCAGAGGAACAGCAGAAAACACTACTGGGTTTAAGGAATCACCTTCTTCAACAACAAGTACACCAGTGCCTACAGCTAAATCCATAAAGGATTCATGCACCTCTTGAGAGAAATTAGAGTTCTGTATTATTTCAAATACATACTCTGTTACTTCATCGAGGTCGTTGTTAATTGGGTCACGCTCTCCTTTAGGAATCTCAGAACCAGCCACAAGGTCAGCCCACCTAGCAAAATTGGGAACAATACCAGACTGCAAACGAGAAGCGAACTCCTGTACACCCACCACAGCAGTCTCGTCAAATATCTTATCATCTCTTCTTTGACCAATACTTTCACTATAAAAAGACTCCCTCATAGGTAGCGCGTACTCGTAACACTCCTCGAACAAAGGCACAAAGTTTTCCCTTAGAACCTTTGCTTTTGTGTACCTATCCATATACTTCTTGGCAACTGGGTCGTCACCATAGTTGCTTGAAGATTCCATTAACTAAACCTTTGGCCGAAATTAGAAGTACTTCCTGATGATGGGTTAAGCATTGAGTAACGCTTTCTACCGCCAGAGCCACCTCTTCTTCTTAATTTTTTAGC